GCAGCGTCCCAAGCAGCGTCCCAAGCAGCGTCCCGAGCAGCGACCCGAGCAGCGTCCCGAGCAGCGTCCCGAGCAGCGTCCCAAGCAGCGTCCCGAGCAGCGTCCCGAGCAGCGTCCCAAGCAGCGCCCCAAGCAGCGTCCCGAGCAGCGCCCCGAGCAGCGCCCCATTCCTTGTCAATGGCTGCCTTGCAATAGGTCCATACGGTTTTGCAAGCGTTGACGAGATTGGGGTGGAAGATGATCTCGCGCTGTGGCAGCTTCAGCGCTGAGAGATGCTCGGCGAAGCCTTGCTTGACAAGTTCCCGGTTGGGGGTGGCTTTGCGGATCGCAGCTACTATCTCCGCAATGGTTTCTTTGGTTCGCGGAGAAAGCTCAATCTTGGACATTGCGGATTGCCTCTGGCGTGTATTCGACTTGCCGAATGACCTGATAGTTGCCGGGTGTAAGTGTGATGGGTGCGTGCTCTTCGTGCACGATACGCACGCCACTTTCGCCAACTCGCAGATACAGACCGTTCTCGATTTCCAGCACTTCGGCAGCGGCCAGATCGTCAAGCCTGTGAGCGTGTCCGGTGACTTCGCCTTCCACCAGAACGCCATTCTCTCGCTTTGTGCTCTTTTTCGACGGCAGAGCAGATACGCGCCGTATGAGGATATCCCCTTGCCTATGTAGTTCCATGTTCAATGTAGTCATGTTTCCTCTCCCTCCAGCCTCAAATCCCTAATCTCCTGCGCCGTAGAAAATAGTTCCCATTTGTCGCAGTGCTGAGCAGCTTGTTCCCGAGCCGCCCGGGCTCCGGCAAAATAGGCTTCATTGAGAAGTTCGCCCAAGTTTTCATGGCCCGAACATTCAAAATTCCAGCTCTTGACTAGGCGTTCTACCAATTGTTGTCTGGCTCCCATGGTTTCCTTTTTTAGCGGATTGGGTAGCTTCGATTGCTTGAGCGACCACACTACTTTCAGTTTCTCCGCCCCGTGGCGAATGATGTCAGGGTTGTCGCGTATAGACTTGCCTCCTATCCGGTTCCGCTCTTCACGCCTGCCCGGCAATCGCACTGGACCACCTTTCCCGGCGCGTAATGGCTTTTGCGCAGTCCTGTGCCATTGCACTGGCCGAGTGGACACACTTCTCGCGCGGGCGCGCGCGCACGCGCGCGTATGGCGGAAGGTTTAGTTTGTTGGTTGTGTTTAGATAAATCAGAGAAAGAGAAAGACAAAGAGCCGACACCTCTGTGGAAGCCTGTGGAAGTTTCGGAAATCTCAGGAATTCTCTTTTTTTTATCTCTGATTTTCTCAAATTGAGAGTTAATGGTTTCCACTAAGGAGGGAAAGAACAGAAGCAGCTTCCCATCTTCCATCTTTTGAATCTCGAAGGCAGCCAGCACGGCAGAACTGTTGGCGTCCCAACGTTCTCGCGTGAGCGCTCCAGCGAGCATCCAAAGATTAGAAGACATAGGTAAGTAGCCCTGCCATTCCGCCGAAAGTGAGGCGAACAGCAAATTCCAGAACCAAGTTTGCTGAAAATCTTTCAGGCCATCGGGCGGATGGATTCGCCTTTCGTCCACATACCAGGGAATCCAAGCCAGCCGCGACTTTGCGCCTTCGTTAATCTCTGCCTTCTTCCTGGGTCTGTCCCTCAACCAACCCATAGACGTAATGCCGTTTTTCTTCCCCAGCAGGCTCTAATGCCCAACAGCGTGAGCAACTGCGCAGGGTCTGGACCGGCAAATCATAACCTTCGACGAACATGAATTCGGCATGGGCATTGTTGAGGACTCGCCCGCAGCGGACGACGAGTCCCGACCAGTTCTCCAAGGGGTCCGAGACATCAAGCAAATGGATTTTCGGCCGAGGCTCTTTCATCGTCTTAATTTTGGTGAACCGGGCCGGAGCGCACGGAGCAAGCTCCTGTTCCATCCGGCCCTGATTCACTTCCCGGGCTGTCGGGCCCGGAAACTTGTGGCTTACACCATGGGCTTGTTTTTGATTACTCTCCTAACGATCTGGCCAAACATCGAGATAAACACACCCAGGATCATCGGAAACCCCTGCTGCCAGTAGAGAGGTTCCCGATACAAGCGGCCACTCGACAACATCAGAACGTAGAGAGTGACGAGCGCCGAGGTCAGAACCAAAGCTAGAATGAGCTTCTTCATTGCCTTTTCTCCTCAGCAGTAGACCAAATAAATCAACTCGCCCATGGCGCCAGTGAAACCCAGGGCTAGCGCGATTTCCTCATTCCCTGTCACGGCCGCCGCCGCAGCCAGGAACAGAACTGCCTTGCTTCCAAACTCCAAGGTGCCACAGCTCCAAAAGTTAAAGAACCCGAGAACCGGGGCTTGGATAGTAGCCAAAGGCAAGAAACCTGGAATGTAGCTGGTGGGCACGGGAGTGAGGTGGTACTGATGCTCCACCTGCCACAAGACATGCTGGACTCCATGCTCGGTGATGTACCGGTAGATCTTGAAACGGTCCTTGTTGACCTCGCCCATGGCGCGGGTGAAGCTGCCCAGGTCGCCCACGTATCCCGCCGTCTGTAAGCGCACGAACAAGCGGTTAATTTCGCGGCCGGTCAGCGCCCGCTGGAAACGTTCCGGGTTCAGAAGCAAGAGAGTGTCGAGTTGCTTAAGAGCGCGAGCCCCGGCTTCGCTCTGCCGGTACGTGGCTAGTGTCCGGGCGGAGTCCTCTAGCTCGGAATGCGTGATAGTGCCTTGGTATGCGGAATTGGCATGGGCAGCCAGCTTCCGAACCACCTCGTCATTGTCAAGAGCGACTGCAGGTACGACGTGCAACAACAGCAGAGCAACCACGGAACGTACTATCTGGTGTAGCATAGTTGGTTCTCCTTTTTTACGGCCAGAGAAACTCATGGGTTTTAGTTTCCTGGGGCGCTGGCAGGATGTCTTTGGCTTCGGCCAGAAGCGGAGCGACCAGGCGCAGGGCTTCGATTTCGCGTCTAAGCACTTCAACCGCAGCCATTTTCTCCAGCAATATTTGCATGACATCCCTCACTCAGCGCTTGGCCTCCAATCGGTTTGCCGATTAAGCCCTTGATGGCCCAAATGCGGGTAAGGCTTCCAAGGACAATTGCACGCGGGCAGAATCTCAACAGGCACGTGGACCTGTCTTAGGTACCAGGCGGTATATTCTCTGCGCATGCGCTTCATCTGACGATGCTCGGTTGAGCGCAGAAACGACCGGGTATTGAATCCGTAAACCATTAGGCCGCTTTCTCCTCTCATTCCTGGATGCTGACGATAGTGGCTCCTGGCGTTTCCTGAGTCGCGCTGTGCGTCCATATGCCCAAGAGCAGCATGGCCGTCAAACAGCAGCCGACGAGGAATACGCCCAGCAAACTTGAGCCTCCCGCCCCGCGCTCTGCCCGCTTGGCCAAAATACGAATCTCAGCCTCGTTCGCCAGCTGGGTTACGGCTCCGTCCCTGGCATCCTGGGCCCGAATCCAGTCTTTAAGCACTTCGATATCTTTCTGTACTCGGATGATCTCGTCCTGCTTGCGCGCTAGCACTGACAAAAGCCTTTCCATTTTCGTTAGCTCCTCTCGGGGGAGGAGTGGGTTAGGTGCGTTTCGCCAATAGGGCGAAAAACCAGAACAACACCACAATCAATGTGACAAACGCTATTGCATCCGGCCAGTTGGTAGTTTGCATCACACCTCTTTTGCATTCCACGTCTTGAAGTTTTTCATTTCTTCTATGCTTGGCCAATTGCCAGTGAAGGTCAGTACGCGGTCGTCAATGCCGAGGAACGCCGGTGGTTTCTCGGTTGGAAATTTCCAAACCTTATCGATCATGGCTACAGCTTGATCTTTGGCGATCGTCACTGAATCCCCTGGGAATTTTGCCGTGTGCCATTCCACGTACTTGTTGAGAAACCACTGTTTCATTGCTTGCAAGCCACCGTCCTGATTGCTTCGGGAGGAGAAGATATTGATTTCAAATTCCTGGCTTGCATCGGCTAAGAATTCAAAAAGGCCGGGCACTGCATCGTCGGGTATTGTGTCTGCGCCTTTCCAGCCGCTTACATAGCTGTGGCAAACACCATCGAAATCCAAGCAGAGAATTGGTTTGCGTCTGGCCAAGTGAGTCATGTTGTTTCCTCAAATCTTCCTCTGACAGATGGGCGATTCCCGCAATCCCGTAGTCTTCCTCAAATCCCTTGATAATGATCGTTAGCAGGCTGTAGGCTTCAACCGGAGTTTCCACGTTTGCCCGTAAATAGTTGAGAATGTAGCTCGACATCTTGGTGAATTTGGCCTTCTTCTCGGCGGTCATCTCCCAAGTAACGGCCTTGACTCCAGGCTGCTTAAGTGCGGCCTTGAATTTCTCATCCATCATGCGGCAGCAATCCAATCTGCAAATGGGCGCAATTTCCTGCCCTTGCGATGCTCAGCAGCGTGGCATTCCGGATCGACGGCGAGCACGTTTGACAGGACGTCTGACCCGCCACGCCCTCGGCTGACGATGTGTGCCAAGTGGAAACTTCCCCAAGTGATGCGCTTGGGGCATCTCTGGCCATCAACCTCGTTCTCGCACTGGCCCTTCGAGCGGAAGAAGGCCGACTGCCGTAACTGCTTCATGCCTTCCGCATCGAGCCTGATCTTGGGCGCACGCCAGGGGGCCGATACCTTGACCTCGCGCGGCTTGGGCTTGAGCGGCGAGCGGCGGATTGGGTTGAAATTTGTCATAGGCAATTTCTGCTTGCATGTATTTGTTGGATTGCGTTTCTGCCGGCCCGAACTTTCCGTACTGTTATGTCCACGTCAGACAGGAATTGCTCAACTTCGAGTTCCATGCCCGCAATCAGCTTGTCATTGCGCGGGAAGCGTTTGACGAATAGCTTCAACTCGTCTGGCATTCGAGAGTCGAACGATACGAAGTCGCACCATTGGCGCCCGGTGCAGGCCATCCCGCCTAGCATCTGCCAGTGATAATCTTCTGGAATTTCGCCAGAACTTAGAATGTCCAAATGATTGATGGGAGTGAGGCACTTGATTTCGAGGATGCCGTCATCGCCTATCAGACCGTCGGTGGATGCCGAGAACCACTTGATGCGGTCATGCATGGCGAGGCCGATTTCGTTTACTTCCAGGCCAGTTGCTAATTCATATTCGGTGCGGGCCAAGGGCTCATTCTCGATGCCGTGCCACATGGCGTCAGAGACATAGTGCTCATAGGCCAGCCCGGTAAGCCGCTCGATGGCGAGTTCCTTGCGGTAGTTGGCCCGCGCGGCAGACTCTTTTTTAGGGTCTTTCAGCTTGGCCAGCGCGTCATTCAAGCGAGAGGCGGTGCAGCATCCGTGCCGCATGGTGAGCCACTCCGGCGTGCCTTGAATGAGGTCATCAATAATCATCTGAGTTCCCGCTTTCTCTTGTCTTTGGCTTCTACAATTCGCTTCATGGCCTCCTGGTCATTGAAGCGGCGGGCGTCACGATAGGCAGCAGCGAATAGTTGCCTGAGCTCGGCCAAATCCTTCGAGTTAGCCAGCCATTCCAGCCGTTCCGAGACGTCACCGAAATTCGCGGAGGCTTGAGCGTCATCATCCGTACCGCCTGCTGCCAGGCCAGTTGCAGCCAGCAGCGTATAGCGCTCTAGATAAGTAACGGTTGAGCCGATCGCCTGGATGGTGTTCTTGCTGCCGGAATTGTCGGGGGCGCCCATCAGTTTAGTTTCTTCCGAGTGCCCTAGTTCGTGCGTCAAAATGCAGGTAACGGTAATCCACTCCGTGGTCTGCTCGACTTTCCAGCGGTGCGAGATGCCATGCTTGGATAGTCCGCCAATGACCGCATCGCATACGTGGTCAAGCGTGGCATGCTTGTAATCGACCGGTCCTTTGGCCGATTGGAAGCTGACCTGCTTATTTTTTGAGATTGTGGGTGGAGCGGATTTAAAAGCATTCATCGCCACAACGAAAGCTTTGCGCGCCTCATTGCGCTCCCAGCGCTCTTGCAAGTCCATGAGCTTGGTGAGTTTGTCAATGTCGGCATTCTGCGAGACGGCAATTGGCAGCAACTCCACGGGAGTCAGTGCGGGAGTCAGTGCGACGATGGCTTCAGTCTCTTTACCGTTGATGGGTTCGGCGGATGTGCTATTCTGGTTTGGCATAGTGGTTTCCCTTTTGCTAGACCCCTTGGCCCTCGGTCCTCAAACCTGGGGCCTATTTTTTGACCCCTGGAGAGATACCGGAAGCGCACGAAAAAACTGACGGAATGATTTCGTCAGTTTTTCTGACGGAATGCCCGTCAATTTCCTTGACGAAACCTGAATGATGTTCATTGCGGCCTCCGGACGTGCATCAGCTTCATCACGCCATAGCTAACCAGCGATCCCGCCGCGCAGAATTCCATCCGGTTCGAGGCGAAAAAGTGCTGCGGATTATGGATAGCCCGATAAAGCGCACAGGACCCGACGCCAGCAGCTAGTCCCGCCCAAGGGCGATACGTCAGAGTGCCGACGATGATGGCCACCCCGCCCCCTTGCAAGGCATAGAGCTGGTTGTCGAAGGAGAAGCCAGCGGCGTAGTCGTTCGAACGGACGGTGACAATCGGCGGCTTCGTCACGGTCGGTTGCGGTTGCGGCGTGGCTGGCCACTGGGCCAGACACGCGGTAGATGAAAGCAGAAGTGCGAGTGCGAGTTTCATGGGTTCCCCCTGTCGCTCTCGGTAAATCCCAGGAGCGGTCCTGCTACATTCTTCTGAAAGTTGGCTTCACGTTCGGCTTCGTATTCCAGGTTGGCACGCCGAGAACAGTCGGAACAATGCCCGTCCTCGTCGCCATCGCACCAGCACACGCCGTGCTTACAAATCTCTTCTCCGCACCTGGGACAACAGTTGCCGAGTCGGCAAACCTCCTCCGCATCCGCATCCTGGCGAAGAATTTCTTCGAGCTCGCGAATTGCCTGTTCCTTGGTTGCGCCAAACCCCACCTTGCCGCTTACGCCGTCATAGGTATCAGCATCGTAGGCGGCCCAGTCGAAGTCACGGATGGGAATGGGTGTGTAGACGTATATGGTTTTGATTTTCATAATTCGCCATCGGCCGGCTGAGACGGCAGCACACCTCGTCCGCGGCAGGTGTCGCAGCATTGGTCAGCTACTTCGTACGATCCGCCTCGGCCAACTGAGCCCGTGCCGTTGCAGTCCGGGCAGATGCGCTCGACCTGCCGCGGCATCTCGATGACTTTGGGCTTCTGGTCTTTCTTCTCCAGGCCAGCCAGTACGTTGTCGGTAAAGCGGTCGATCGCAGCAGTCGGCGTGACCATGAAGTCTTGATCCAGCTTGGCTTCAAACTGCGCGACAATAGCTTCGGCGAAAGATAGTGCAGGCATAGTGGTGTTCATGCGGTTTCCTCGTTTGGGTTGGTTTCTACGACGGACGCGGGAGACTTTTTGGCGGGGATGTTCAAGACCGGCTCAGCTTCGCCGGTTACTGGGTCCACTACGTAATTCGGCCCAAGCAAAACTTGCCGTCTGGCGATGATGGCGGGCCAGACATTAAGGGGATGAATGCCGAGCACGACGTAGGTGGCGGCGATCTGCGGGTCACAGTAGCCGCGGGCAGCGAAAAGACAGGTGATCCAGGCAATCCGGTAATCGTCCCTCAGCCAAGCGTTAGACTCTTGCGCCTCTTGGCGGGCGATGTAGTCCATCGCGCCCAGCAAATGTGAGTTGCCGTCCACGATCAGCCAGAGCAGCTCGATTAAAAGCGCTTTGTATCCCGGGTATTCGCGGAGAAACTTGCAGTGGCCAGTAATGTAGCGTTCGAGCTGGAGTAGGGAAGGTAGCGGATTCAGCCCGGACGGCTCAGCGGAAAGGGATTTTGTTCCGGAATCAGAACAGGGGGGAGCTTTACATAATACTTCTTGTGCTATCGGGTTTGCGTCAAGCCGATAAAAAACATTATCGGACGCTGCGCCCTTTCCGGGAATGGGAAAATCGGTCACTTGGAATCCTTCTTTTGGCGCTGATTCCAGTCGCGGCTCCAGCATTTCGGACATTGACGCGGCGTGCTAGGCGTCTTGCGGAACCAGGCATGGCCGCAACGTTGGCACTGCTCATACTTCGGAATCGGCAGTTTCTTTTCCGGCATCTCTTCTGACAAAACGCTTGTCATGCTTCCAACTATACTCCGGTCAGGAATCTTGTCAAGCCCCTACCGACAATTATATTGTCTCCATTTTCAGCCACTTAGAACTGCGCCCAATTTCTCCACAGCCATCCACAGGGAATCTGAAGTTTCCGCTTGTGCCCTGGTCCCGTTTCGTGCCAAACTTTCCGGGTCGTTCGACCGCTCTCCTCGCGCGCTAAAGCGGGGTCCCCTCAACAATATTCGTGCGCCTTTCGCTCACCTGCTGATTTTGGCCGCGAAACCGATCTCCGTAACCTGCCTCGATGGCAAGATCGTGCACCGCACGCGCCGCAAAGCTAAAGAGCTCTGCGCCAAGGGCAGCCATCGTTGGCACGACGATTTCACCCTGATCGAGCTCAAGCCTCATTCCAGCCATCCCGACTACGCCCGCTTGTTACTCTCTCGCCAGCTTTCTGCCAGCGTTCCCGCCTACATCCCGACCGAATACATCCCTGCTAAAATGCCGGCGCTTAACGTACCCAATACCCGCTTTGAGCAACCTAATTCAGCCGCGTGGCGTCTTTGTCACTGGGACTACGGCCCATTTTTGCCTGTGGAAATTGGGGGGAACAGGCTAGAATAGTGATGTTTCCCCCAGGAGGGATGGTGAGCCATGACCTATACGGACGCTGCGGACCTCGTAGCGGAGTGGCTCATCTTGCACCAATGTGCACCCGGCTGCAAATGTTACGAATTGCGCCAAATTCCTGTCATCGCGGAAGCCTTGGCCCGCATGGGCACGCCACCATGGATGCCTCCAGCGGATAACCGTTCCTACCGGATTTCCTGCTACTGAACATGAAGGTGACGATATGAGCCTGCTCGGGGCCAAATTCTCAGGATTAGGAACTGTGCTGGTGATTGTTTTCACGATCGTGGAAATCGTCACTATGGTGTACTGGCTGAAGTTGGCTCCCGGCAAACCCTGGTTGGCGATCGCCATTCTTTCGGTAGGCCTTGTAGTTGAGCACTTCATTTCCGCCGCCACTGGCGTACACATCAGCAAAAAAGAGTGATTTTTGTGGATAACGGTTTCTACACCATCGCCAACTACCAGTGCTCGGAATGCGGCAAATCGCTAATCTGGGAGAGAACGTCTTTTGAGGAAAAAGAACGCTTGCGGCTTTTCCACCGCCAGGATGGCTGCAGCCGCAGCGGTAAACGGTACCTGGCGCCGATTCAAAGTTTGCCTGAATTGACGGAAGCTTCCGAAGTTCCTCCGAAAACCGCCGTATAGCAAATTCCTGTGTGCTACGACTGCATATTGGGCCACCATGCGCAAGACGAGCGGTGCGAGTGCGCGTCGGAAGCAGAGCCTTCTGCGATTTTCCGTTGGAAGATTCCCCGCCTCCAATCTGCTCAGCTCGGACACGGCAGGGGAAGGGCAGGCATTGTGCGAGGCGCTAGAGTGGCCTTTATCGCCTTCTAGCATCAGCCTGCCCGTAATTGAGCATTAAAGTGTGGGCCTCACCGCTAGGCAAAAGCGCTTTATAGCCGAATACCTGATTGATCCAAATGCCACAAAAGCAGCTATCGCAGCCGGTTACAGCAAAAAGACGGCGGAGGTTGCAGGCTCCAGGTTGTTAAGAAATGTTAAGGTTTCCCAAGCTTTAGCGAAAAAGTCCAATGCGCTCTACACAGAACTCGAAATTTCGGCTAAAAAAGTCCTCCAAGGCATCGCTCAATTGGCCTACTTTGATCCGCGTAAGCTTTTCGACGAAGACGGCCGGCTCAAACCGATTACTGAGCTGGACGATGTGACGGCTATGGCGGTATCTGGCATAGACGTGCAAAGCCTCTATAGCCATTTCGGCAAAGGCCAGGCACAAGAGATTGGCACGATTAGCAAAATCAAGCTGGCCGACCGCGGATTAAATCTTGAGCGGCTAGGCCGGCATTTGAAACTCTTCACCGACCGGGTGGAAGTGACTGATCTGGCAGGAATTCTGGCGCGGCTTAAAGCGGGACGGGAGCGGGCCGCGAAATCGTGAGCGCAAGGGTTGAAGCTTTGCCCGACGTTCAGCTTGCGGAGGAAGTCTCCCACTACTACGCTGACCCGCTCGGCTTTGTCATGTTCGCCTATCCTTGGCAGGAACCAGGGACGCCGCTTCAAGACGAACCAGGCCCGGACGATAACCAGAAAGAATTCTTGCTCGCGCTCGCCGCAGAAGTGAAAAAACGCAAGTTCAACGGCATGGACCCGGTAATGCCCGTGCAGATGGCCGAATCTTCGGGCCACGGTACGGGCAAATCCGCTATGGGCGCCTGGATTGCTGACTGGATTTTGTCCACCCGCCCGGGCTCGATTGGTACGGTGACCGCCGGCACATTTACGCAGCTCGAGTCGCGCACCTGGGCGGCCATTCGGTATTGGACGAAGCTCTCGATCACCTCGCACTGGTTCGAGATCCAGGCGCGCAGCATCCGCCACAAGCAATTCCCAGAAAGCTGGAAAGTTGTAGCCCAGACCTGCAAGGAAGAGAACGCGCAATCCTTTGCTGGCCAGCACGCCGCGACTTCGACATCCTGGTACATATTCGATGAAGCTTCGCAAGTGCCCGACAAAATCTTCGAGACGGCTTATGGCGGCTTGACCGATGGCGAGCCCATGTTTTTCGCCTGGGGCCAGATGGTCAGAAATACCGGCGAATTCTACCGCATATGTTTTGGCGATTTGGCCGTCCGCTGGAATCACAGGCGTGTGGATTCCAGGACCTCGCGCTTCACCAATAAAGCTTTGATCGCGCAGTGGGAAAAAGATTACGGGCTAGAGTCAGACCACTACAAAGTGCGCGTGCTTGGCTACCCGCCCTCGGCTTCCGAACTGCAATATATTGACAAGGCCAGAATTGACGCCGCCCGCAAGCGCAAAGTCTCAGCTTTAGCGGATGATCCTCTAATCGCTGGGTTCGATGTCTCGGGTGGTGGACGAGCTTGGAACGTCATCCGATTCCGCCGCGGCCTGGATGGCAATCCTGCCGACATGAAGCCAATAAGAATTCCCGGTGAACATGATCCAGAGCGTTCGCAGCGAGTCGGAATCTGCGCCGAACTCTTGCAAGACAAACGTCCAGGAAAACAGATTGCCGCCATGTTCGTTGATTCGGCTTTCGGCGCGCCTATCGCCGTTAGGCTCAAGGCCATGGGCTTCGATAATGTCTATGAAGTTAATTTTGGTGGAGCCTCGCCTGACCCGCACTGCCTGAACATGCGGGCTTACATGTGGATGAAGGCTAAGGAGTGGCTGCTTTTGGGCGGCTTGCCGGATGACGAGAATCTGTGCGGCCAACTGGCGCTGCCCGGCTATCACATTAACAACTCCGGGAAACTAGTCATCGAGTCAAAGGCTTCGATTCAAGAGCGTGGCGAAGCAAGTCCAGACGATGCCGACGCTCTGTGCCTGACGTTTGCACAGGCTGTGGCGCCGCCGCGGAAACCAGCTCTACCGCGGCCGGTTTCAAGCGAACATGACTGGATGGGATAGATGCCTAAATTCCTTGAGCAAAAATTAAAAGCAGAATATGGCCAAAGTTCCAAAATCCCTTACATGGTCATGAACAAGCTGGGGGCCATGCACGGCAACAAGGAAACAGCCAAGGGCCGCATGATGCAGCGCAAGCACGACAAGAAAGTGCGGCTCACGCGGCTGATGGGACGGTAGAAATATGCGCATGACTGAATCCGCCAAAAAGGCTGTGCCCACCTCTCAGCGCGGCCTTCCTGGCAAATCCGGCACAGGTTCCTATCCCATGCCCGATGCGAAACATGCCGCGGCTGCTATCGGCTTTGCCGCCATGCATCATGGCCCAGCATTTGCCGCCAGGATTCGCGCTAAGGCGAGAAAACTTGGCTATGCCAAACCCCAGAAGAAAGTCCGCATGACGAAACTCATGGGCCGCTAAATGTCCACCGCACTCGACATCATCTCTTCATCTTTACGCTTGCTCGGTGTTCTGGCGGAAGGCGAAACTCCGTCAGCAGCCCAAGGGCAAGACGGACTCGTCGTGCTCAATGACATGCTCGATGCTTGGGAGATCGAGCGGCTGATGATCTTCACTATCAGCATTGCGGATTATGCGCTGATCGCCAATCAGCAAGCTTACACGCTCGGCACAGGCGGCAATTTCAACGCGGCGCGACCGGCGAAAATTGACCGTATGTCTTTAGTGTTGCTATCTAATCCTACCAATCCTCTAGAGCTCTCAATGGAGTACACCGAATCTGAAGAACTCTGGCAGCAGATTCTGTTGAAAAAGACGAACTCTACTTATCCATTATTTTGCTACGACGATGGCGGATTCCCCAATCGCACGCTAAATTTCTGGCCGATTCCGCGCGATGTCAATAATGCCCGCATTTATTCTTGGTCGGCGCTGTCGGCATTTGCCGATGTCACCTCAACCGATTACACCTTTCCGCCTGGATACCGCGAAGCTTTGCGCTACAACTTAGCCATCCGCTTAGCCGATGAATACGACCGAACAGTTAAACCGGCTACCGCAGCTATGGCTCAGCAGGCTTTGGCGCGTATCAAGACTTTCAACGCGGCCTCACAGATCCGCCTGCTCAAATGCGACGAGGCCTACATTACTCCCAGCACTCAAAGAGGAAATGAGACGTCCGCCAGAGCGCGCCAGGAATGGTTTGGAATTCCCTAGTGGCCCGCAAGATTGAATTAAAAGTATTCGCATCCGATGGCAATGCCGAGCGCTTTACCATGCTCGCGCCCAAGGGCCAGGAATTTACCGAGCTCGGCATCCAGCTCAATCTCTCAAATTTCGTGCAGCAGCTTGAGCAGCAATTTCCTGGCAACTACTTTCGCGCAGTCAGAGTAGGTCCGGCTAAATTTAACGTGATGCCCTCCGCAGCCAATGCCTGATTATTTCGACCCCGAACAGCCCAAGGTTTCATCTTCTCCCGAGAAGCTTTCCAAAGCAGAAGAAGAGAAGATTCTAGAAGAATCTAAGAAGCGCTTCACGCTTTGCGAAGAGGCGGAAAAAGACTTGCGCGCGCTCGCCCTTGATGATCTCAGGTTCCGAGCTGGCGACCAGTGGGATGAGCAGATTAAGCAACGTCGCGTGCAGCAGCGGAAGCCATGCCTCACGATCAATGTTTTGCCCGCGCGCGAGCGTCAGATTCTCAATGAGCAGCGGCAGAATCGTCCGGCTATCCAAGTCAATCCGGTGGACGATAAAGCTGATCCCGACACGGCCGACGTGCTGCAAGGCATCATCCGCCACATCGAATACGATTCAGATGCGGATGTTGCCTATGACACGGCATCGGCGTCAAGTACGCGTATCGGCTTTGGCTACCTGCGACTATTGACCGAACACGAATCCCCTACCAGCTTCCAGCAAGTCATCAAGATTGAGCGCATCCGCAACGCATTCATGGTCTACCTCGACCCATCATGCCAAAAGGCTGACGGATCGGATGCGAATTTCGGGTACATCTTTGAAACTTTAACTAAAGACGAATTTGAGGACTTATACCCGAAATCGGAACTCGCTGGACTCGATTCCTGGGATTCCGTAGGCAACCGTGATCCTGGCTGGCTTTCGGATGAGGGCGTTCGCATTGTCGAATACTTTTACCGGGAAAACAAAGACGACAATCTGCTCCTCATAGAAAATCTGGCAGGCGAACAGCGCGGCGTGCTAGAAACCGACTTTGAGAAGATGCCGCCGCGGCTGAAAAAGCGCGTGAAAATAATAGACCAGCGCACAACCCAAGTTCCAGTCATCCACTGGTGCAAGCACAATGCCGTCGAAGTCCTAGAAAAGACGGTCTGGCCAGGCAAATGGGTACCGATCATCCCGATCTACGGCGACGAGTTAGATGTCGATGGCAAGCGTGTATTGGAAGGCATGGTGCGCCACGCCAAAGATCCCATGCGAATGCAGAATGTCATGGCATCGGAAGAAGTTACAGCTATCGGCTTGGCTCCGAAAGCGCCTTTTATCGCAGCTGCGGGCCAGACTGAAGATTTCCCCGAGTGGGAGACGGCGAATACCGAAATGCACGCCGTCTTACGGTATAAGCCGATTGATGTTGGCGGAAATCCTTTGCCAGCTCCCGGGCGCAACGCGGTCGAGCCACCCATTGCGGCTATTTCTCAAGCTCGATTGCAATTTGCTGATGATCTGAAGGCGGTTACCGGAATTTATGATGCACAACTTGGGGCACGATCTAACGAACAATCCGGGCGGGCCATCTCGCAGCGGAAATCGCAAGGCGAATTATCGAATTTCCATTACGTCGATAATCTCACCCGTGGTTTGAAGTTTCTAGGTCGGCAGCTCATTGACCTCATTCCTAAAATCTACAACACGCCGCAGATGATTCGCATTATCGGGGAAGACGGAGCGCAAAAGGTAGTCAAGGTCAATCAGGAATTCCAACTGGAAGACGGCTCGACTAAGAAATATGACCTCACAGTTGGACGTTATGACGTTACCGTCTCTACTACGAACTATGAAACCAGGCGCCAGTTGAAAGTTGACTCAATTCTTGAATTGACGCGAAGCTACCCGCCATTAGCGCAAGTAGCGGGCGATATTCTAGTCGGCAGCATGGATTTTCCCGACCACGAAAAACTTGCGGAGCGGCTGAAGAAGCTCATCAACCAACAGTTCCCCGGGATGACTGATGACGATGCCGAGTCCGACCCGAAGCTAAAACTGCAGCAGACCCAAGCCCAATTACAGGCCATCTCCCAGCAGCACCAAATGCTGACTGACGCGCTCAATAAAGCTAACGACGTTATCAAGACCAAGCAGGTAGAAGCACAGTCGAAGGAGAGAATCGCGCAGTTGGAAATGGAAACCAAAATTGCTATTGCGGAAATTCAGACCAAGGCGCAGGACGCACAGCGCCGGGCCGAGATTGAACTCAACGTTTGGAAAGAGTTGCACGGGGCAGCGCATGAGACGGCGCTTGCAGTTCAGCAGCATGGCCAGAATCTGGAAGCAACTCAACAAGCAGCGCAGCAAACGCCACCCAACGGACCCAATGGCAGCGCGCCCGCAGACACTACGCAATCCGACGAACAAACTACGCAATAACAAGTTTTGCCCACTGGCCGGCCAGAGCATAAATAGGCCAGGAAATCAATTCATGGAGTCTATCCATGCCGGAAGAATCGGACATTGCAG